AACTTAATAATATGTATTCAAGCATCACTTACTCTCCTTAACTTGTTTAGATACTTCACAATAAACCTTGCCATCAATCACAACACAGTCACGTTTAAGCCATCTACTCACTTGGTCATACCTAACGCCTAATGTTTTGGCATAGGCGCTTATATTGCCGTTGTGGTGGGTTTGTATGTATTCGTTAATTTTCATTGAGCGCCCTCTCTAGTTTTTTGATATGCGATTCTGCTTCTGCAATTCTCTGCTTACTGTAGCGTATAGATATTTTTAAGCATTCGGCAAGGTTACTGCTTAGATCGTCACGACCAATACCACCACCAGACAGCGTCCATTCTGGAACTACATCCTGAACTCGAACGCTGTTTCTTGCGTACCAACCTGCGTTAATATTGTCGAATGACGCTCTTTTTTTGCATATATCAGGTATTTTCATTTTTGATCCTCTTTTCTATTTTCCATTGAGCTGAACACAAGTCGGTATACGCACTTTGTAAGTCAGGTATTTTTGCAGTTCGCAGTATTTGCGGCTTAACGTTTAAAGTTCTGTCGTTCCACATTTTAGCTATATAACTTTGATCGCCTAATTGATTATCCCCGTAACAATTAATAGACGCGCCACAGTCACAGGTAATGCAATCATCACCACTAAAGCTAGGTTGTTGCCCGCAAAACGGGCACTCCATTAAATCCATATCACCCCCTAGTTCGCGTAAACTTCAGCGTTTGCTTTATTTAAGTTTGATGCACTTGCTTCGCGTTCGTCTTGTGTTTCTTCTCGGTGCTCACAAAATAAAGCGTCTATCTTTGGTTGAGCTGTTACATCACCGTTGTTTCTAGCGATTATCAATTCGTGTATTTGTTGTTGCTTAGTCATAAATTTCTCTTTAATTAGTTGCTGCGTTGTTGATGAGTTAATAATAGCAACACCACCTTATTGTGTCAACACCTTATTGTGTTATTTATAAAGTATTTTACATTTAATTCAATACGCGCTATTATTACCTTGTTGTTTAGCGTAGGAACTAAGTCAGCAGAGAGGGTTTAGAATAATACTGTGGCTATTAAGTTAGCCATTCCTACCAGTATTATACTAAGCCTTTTTTATTGCCTCGCGTTTACCTCCTAACAATTTCCATACCGACTAATTACGGACAGGTGTTCATCACTCAGCGGTTAGTCTAGGTTATATTTTATGCGTCACGGTTTAGGCTGTCTCGGTTCGGATATAATTTAAAGTGCTAGAATGATCGCCCAAAGCACAACTGAGTTCTAAAGTTATTATAGGGGCTGGACACTTCAACAAGTGGAATGATAACGACCTAATTTAATGTTGATAATGATTAGGACTCTAGGCGACGGAATGGCTCCGGCAAGCTTTATTAGAGTAAGAGCCAAATTTAATCTGTAATGGATTGGGTTTGGGTTTCTTTACTCTGAACAACCTAAATTCACCAACTAGCTTTATTAAATAGTACCAAGATAAGTTGGTGTTAGATGCTAATAGGTTTTGATGACAATACGTATCTAAATGATGATATTGTCTAAATATAATTAACTATGCTAAAATAAATAAAACGGAGAAATTACTATGTTTATAGCGTGTATGCATTTTGGAGACTATCGCAAAGGCGATGAAGTCCCAGTAGATTTACCAAATAACGACGAACGGCTACAACGCGGTTTGATTCGTGAAGTAAAAATAATTAAACCAGTAGTAGAAACAAAGGCTGTTAAAAATGTCGAACGGAAACCAAAGAGCGACACCAAACGCACAAAGTAACACTACTAACGATCCATTAGTTAGTCCTGTTACTGCTGAGCAATTTGCTGATTATTTGATCCTTGATTATAGTCCGTCCGATGACGTGTTATTAAACGCTCATTTACTCACTGCTTGCGGTTGGTATATTGCTCATATGAATAACGAGCTATTACAGCGTGACTACTCGTTGAAATTGGATAGATACCCCACTCAAGGCGACAGCTTTAACGGGATTTCACCGATAGCGGCAAATATACAGCCGTGGGCTATATTGCCCTTATATCCAGTTACAGCGGTTGCTAGTGTTTTGGTTGATAACTTTGTTGCTGAGTTTGAAACTGATTTAGATAGTAAGCCGCCTCGCGTATTTATGTCTACTGGTATTAAAATTGATATTACATATACTGCAGGTTATCCAACAGCCTCAGATATTCCGGCTAACATCATTTTAGGTATTAATATGATGGCGGGGTATTTATACGAGCATCGGGGATCTTGTGATATCGGCCATGCTGCTAAAGAAAGTGGAGCGGCTAGCGTATGGGGTTATAATGCGATGATACTTAGTCTATGAAATGCTGTGATATATACCCAGGGAAGTTGCGAAACGCTATTGCAATCGAGCGTTTAACACTCACCAAGGACGGTGCGGGTGGCAACACTCAGGCATGGGCGACTAATAAAAAGCTAAAAGCATTTATTAAGCCTATGTCTGGCGGTGAATATTTACATTCTCAACGTTTAGAGGCTCGTTTATCGCATAGGATTTACATACGCTATACTACTGATATACTGAACACTGACAGAGTGAATTATAACGGCCGATACTTTCAAATAAGAGCTATTATAAACATTGAAGAATCGAATAAATGGTTAGAATTACACTGTGAAGAAGGTGTTGCACAATGACCGTAGAAGTTGATGGGATGGCAGAGTTAAAAAAGAATCTTGCTATGCTTGAAAGCTTTTTTGGTGAAGAAATAAAAGATGCGTTAATTGTTGGTGGCTTATTAGTTGAAACAACTGCTAAACAATCCATTCAAGAGGTCGGCTTTGGTACGCATACAGTTAGATATAGAAATGGCGGTGGAAGAAAAGATCATATAGCTGCGCGTCCCGGCATTGCTCCAAATACCGATACAGGCGCACTCGTTAGAAGTATCGTTACTGAGGTTGATGGTAATAGTGTGTTTGTTGGCTCATCCCTTGAATATGCGGCTCACTTAGAATTCGGCACAACTGGCATGGCTGAAAGACCATTTTTAAATCCTGCCCTAGATGCTAACAAAGGTAAAATAAACAAAGTCTTTGTTAGGGCTGTTAAAAAGGCACTCGACAAAAGCACCAAGCTTTAAAGGTTTATTATGCAGGCACAAATTGACGTACAACAGGCGATATATAGCACGTTATCAAACGGTTTAAATGTACCAGTTTACGATGATGTGCCGCAGGAGTTAACTGCTACTGATTCAGGGTTTCCATTTGTAACTATTGGTGATGATACTTTTAACGAGGGATCAACTGATACGGAAGGTGGATTTTTCGCTACGTTAACATTACATATATGGTCGCGTTACGCAGGCTTTACAGAAACAAAACAAATACAAGCGGATATTTACGCACTGTTAAACAGGCAGTCAATAGCATTACAGAATAATGATTATGGAATTGCAGGTATTACTTTTGATTCTAGCAATACAGTATTAGATCCAGACGGATTAACTAGGCACGGAATAAGCAGATTTCAGCTATACATAGCCGAGACTATAACTTAATTTAAACTAAAAAAAGGTACATATTATGAGCGTTGGAATTGGCATTATTGGCCGTGAAATCACATTTACATTAGGCGGAGCAGCACTTACAGGTGTTAACTCTAAAGGATTTACTTTTAACAACGAGGCACTTGATACCACTGATGATAACTCGTCAGGATGGCAAGAGCGTTTAGCTGTACCGGGTTTAAAATCGGTAGAGTTTACATTCTCAGGTATCGTAAAGAATCTTGAATTAGTAGCAGCATATAGTGGAACAAGTCAAATATTCCCTATCGTAGCGACTTACCCAGACGGCTCAACATTAACTTTTGACGCATTCATGGATAATATTTCTAACACTGGTGAAGCTAACGGTTTAACCACCTTTGACGCTAGCTTTAGCTCAAGCGGTGCAGTTGCATTTGTAGCAGGTACTTAGTATGTCATTACGCAAAGAACTCGTTTTAAATTGGCAAGAAAAGCAGTTTAAATTATTAGTAACTATGGCTGTTATTGACAGAATAGAAGACTCTGTTAATGTCGGTCGTTTACTTGCTCAACACGCTACTGGTGACGTTAGATTTAGTCATGTAGCTAAATTCATAGCGTTACTATTGAACGAAGCAGGGGCGGAAGTTACTCAGGAAGAAGTTTACGCGGGAATGTTTACCGATGGTGATATTACAGCGGCAAATTTACACGAGTTTATGGGACATGTCTTTGAGGCATTTTTCCCTGAACCGAAAAAAAAAGAGCCGACTACTACTACCCCGAAGAAGCAAAAGTAACTAGTCAAGAAACAGAGCATCCGTGGGAAGATTTTTATAAATTGCTTGTTGGTCAGTTAAATATATCATCAAGCGATTACTGGAAAATGACCCCTGCGGAAGTTGGTTTAATACTTGAAGCGCATCGACCTAAAATCATTCATGGCATACATGAAGACGACTTTGACAGTATGCTACAGCGTAGACGCGAGCTAGAGAAACAAGGCATTAAGGTTTTATAATGGCTAAATCAATCATAGGCGCGTTAAGCGTTGAAATTACTGTAGATTCGCAAGGCGTTAAGGATGGTATAAAAGCATCTGGGGACGCTTTAGCTATTGGCGGTAAGCAATTGCGTAAAGGCGCAAATGAGTGGGGCAAATGGGCGGTTGCGGCTATTGCTGCCACTACTGCTGTTACTGCTGCTATTGTTAAAACTAACCTTACTAATATCCGTGAATTAAAACACTCTGCTACTGCTGCCGATGAAACAGTAGAAGCTTTTCAGCGTGGAGCGTATGCGGCTGAACAGTTTGGCGTATCACAGGAAAAGTACGGTGATATTCTAAAAGATGTTAACGATCGTGTGGGTGATTTTTTAGTCACTGGCGCGGGGCCAATGGTAGACTTTTTTGAGACTATCGGGCCGAAGGTTAACGTCACAGCCGATTCATTTAAAAACCTATCTGGCTCACAGTCATTAGGTTTATACATAACAAGCTTACAAAAAGCGGGCGCGTCTCAGCAAGAGATGACTTTTTTTATGGAAGCGTTGGCGGGTGATGCTACTCGATTAATC